TTGCAGTTCGTCGTTGGGAGGAGTTCACCGGTCAAAAAGCCGAAAGGGTGAACGCCAATGCCGAAGACTAAATATGATATAGATGAACTCCGTAGATTACAGGCGTTGCCGCTTGAAGAAAAAGTCGGCATAGCAAAAGACGCAATCCGAAAATACGTTGAGCACTTCGGTGAGGATAACATATACATATCTTTTAGCGGAGGCAAAGACAGCACTGTCCTACTTCATATATGCCGCCAGCTGTACCCAAAACTGGTCGGGCTATACAGCGACACAGGATTAGAGTTCCCAGAGATACGCGAATTCGTTGAGACGTTTGAAAATATAACAATCGTCACACCGAAGCTGCATCACAGGGAGATGCTTCAAAAGTGCGGATACCCCGTCATATCAAAGGAGCAGGCAGAATGGATATATCGAATACGTGGTGGTACAAATTCAACGGCGATAAAGAAAGCGTTCTACGGAATAAACCCAGACGGAAGCCCGACACGCTTCAAGCTGTCGGAGCAGTGGAAATATCTGCTCAACGCGCCGTTCAATATTGGCGCAGGCTGCTGTAAGGAAATGAAACTAAAACCGATTGCCGAGTATGTCAAAAAGACTGGCAGAAAAGCCATCGTAGGAACAACGGCAGCAGAGTCATCACTGCGGATGCAGAAGTGGTTGGAATCGGGATTTTATTCTCTTGACGCAAAGAAACCACAATGCACACCGTTGTCGATATGGACAGACGATGACATATGGGAATACATCCATACGCGCGACCTGCCATATTGCAAAATATATGATATGGGATACGACAGAACAGGCTGCGTGTTTTGTATGTTCGGTGTTCACTTGGAAAAGGAGCCGAACAGATTTCAAAAGTTGCAGCGAACACACCCAGAACTATGGCGGTATTGCATGAAGCCATACGAAGAAGGCGGACTTGGAATAAGAACAGTGTTAGAGTTCATCGGAGTACCATACGAAAACTTTTATTTGGAGGAATAGAATATGTTTGAAAAAGTAAACCCCGCGCATCCTGATAAGATTGCAGACAGAATAGCAGGAGCGATTGTTGACCTCGCATACGAGGTTGAAGACAACCCGAAAATCGCGGTTGAGGTATTGGTCGGTCATGGCAAATGCCACGCGATCATTGAAACCACAACTAGACTGGACAAGGCGAAAATCGGCGCAGCAATTCAGCGCATCGCAGGCGACGTAGAACCCGACGTTGTTATTGTGAAGCAGGATGCACACCTTACCAAAAACCAGCAGGACATTATTCGCTGTGGTGACAACGGTATTTTCAAAGGCGTACCGGTAACAAGTGAGCAGACGTATCTCACAGACGTCGCAAAGCACATTTATGAAAGATACGAAACCGATGGCAAGTACATCGTTGACGACGCAAGACTCATCATTTGTCAGAGCAACGCCGACAGCGAGGATTTGTCATGGGCATACCCCGAAGCAGAAATCAATCCTATTGGAGATTGGACTGGCGGCACAGACGTTGACACCGGCGCAACCAACAGAAAGCTCGGTAGCGATATGGGTGACAGCGTTACAGGCGGCGGTCTTCACGGCAAGGATTTATCGAAGGCAGATGTTTCAGTAAACATTTACGCATTCATCAAAGCGCAGAAAGAGCGCCACCCTGTACGCATTAGCTGCGCAATTGGCGACGAGTTCATTGACGATATTCCTTACAGCGAAATTGTAGAGCTCGCACGCAGCTACATTAAAAGGATTGGCGGATTTGAAAAGTTCGCAGAATGGGGACTTATAAGATAACGAGGTGAAACGGATGGAAATACAAAAACTATCAGTAGATAAATTGCTTCCAGCCAGCTACAACCCACGTAAAGACCTGCAGCCAGGCGATGAAGAATTCGAAAAGCTTAGGCGCAGCGTCGAGGAGTTCGGATACGTCGAGCCAATCATTTGGAATAAGCGCACAGGCATCGTCATCGGAGGCCACCAAAGACTCAAAGTTCTGCAGCATCTTGGATACACGGAAGTTGAGTGCGTGGTACTCGATATAGACGAACAGAAGGAAAAGGCACTCAATGTGGCGCTGAATAAAATCAGCGGCGATTGGGATATGCCACTCCTCACAGCGCTATTAAAAGACCTTGACAAAAGCGGCTTTGATGCAACGCTCACAGGTTTCGATGTAACGGAACTAAGTGAGATGTTCGACGATCAGTCGGAAATCGTTGAGGATGAGCCGCCGGCAGTAGCACCAGAGGATAAAGAGCCATACACAAAGCCAGGAGATATGTGGCTGCTTGGCTCGCACGTTCTATATTGCGGTGACAGCACAAAGCAAAAAGATGTGGACGCACTCATGGCAGGAGCAGTCGCAGACTTGTGTATAACAGACCCGCCATACAACGTAGCATACGAAGGCAGCAACGGACTTACAATACAAAACGACAATATGCCGGAAGCACAGTTCGTGAAATTTTTGACCGACGCATTCAAGCAGATGCACGACCACATGAAAGCAGGCGCGCCGTTTTATATTTGGCACGCAGAAACCGAAGGTGGTGCGTTCAGGCAAAGCTGCAATGCAGCACTGGGCAAAGTACGACAGATGCTTGTTTGGAATAAGAACTCATTCACGATGGGACACCAGGACTACCAGTGGAAGCACGAAGCGTGCATCTATGGTTGGACAGACGGAGCAGCTCATTACTTTTTGGACGACAGGACGCAGGCAACGGTTATCGAGGATAAGCGCATCGACATAAACAAAATGAAAAAGGATGAGATGCGCCAGTTGCTTCGTGACATTTTCAGCGACAAGGTTTCAACGACCGTACTCAATGAGGATAAGCCAGCAAAGAACGATGACCACCCGACGATGAAGCCGCTTAAACTTCTTGCGCGACTGGTGAAGAACAGCAGCAGGCAGGGCGACATTGTGCTTGATACATTCGGCGGAAGCGGCAGCACACTCATTACGTGTCAGCAGCTCGGCCGTAGATGTTATACAATGGAGCTCGACCCAAAATACGCGGACGTCATTGTAAAACGCTACCTGAATTTCACCGGCGACAAGGCTGTTACACTTGTCAGAAATGGCAAAAATAAAGCGGTTTCTTTGTTAGCTTTCTCGTGATATTTTTTCGCTTTTAGTCTGGACTTTTCCCTCTTTCTCTGGCTTAATTGTCTTACCAAATAACAAGGAGGCACACAGCCATGAAATTAGAAAAAGCACAGGCGGACTTCGCAAAGCTCATTGCGGACAACAACTTCACACTCGCATGCATAACAAGCGACACCAACAGAGAGGTATACCACAGGGTATGGTCGAAAAAGGTACAGGTCGCATGGCATGGCGAAATGGACGACGTGCTCGAAGTTAGAATACTCCTCAGCTACGGCATACCACTGGTAAGCGTAATCAGAAACGGCAAAAACCAGGACTTCATAAGAGACTACACCAGCCCGAAAAGAGCCTTCAACGCAATACGCGAGATGGTAACATACGCGGGCTTCGAAATGTAAGGAGGAACGGATATGTGGAAAGAAGGCAGCATCAAAGTACACGACAGCATCTTCCATTACTGGATGAAGCAGTTCGATGAAGGCTCGGAATACGGCATCGACGGTGGTCGCATAAGCAAGCTGACAATAAAATGCAACGGCATAACAGTATGCAACTACGACCGCGGCTGGGACATAAAACCGGAAACACCTGACGCGCAGCTCGCACTGGAGATTCTCCTTCACGGCGAAAACTATTAAGGAGACAGGACATGGATAAGAAAATCGAATTCTACATGACCTGCGGCATATCCGCAGACATGGATAACGACAACGCGTTCGCATGCGAAATCGGAATGTACATAAACAGGTTTGTGAAGGACGACTGGGGTGACTTATGCGAGGATGATAAAGAACTCAATCGCGCAGCGCTCAAAAAAGGCGGCCGCGTGCTTGCAGCATACACGTCAAGCAAAGGTAAGATATATATCATCACCGATGACACGAAAGCAAACCCGCAGGTAACGACAGTGCTGTATGCCAGCGAATATTAAGGAGGCCGCCATGAAGAAGGAAAAACCGGTAATCGAGTTTGACCCATACGGTCATACAGGAAACATATACTGGATACTCGGTGAGCTATCGAGCATCATGAAAAAGCAGCGACGCATCATCGCCTTCAACGACCTGCGCGACAGAGTGTTTGAAGCGCAGAGCTACGAAGAAGCGCTGGAGATAATCGGCGAAGAAGCAACGCTGGTAAGAAAAAGAAAATAAAGTAACTTGTGAGCGACAGCATGGGCTGTCGTTTTTTGGTGCGAGGAGGATTCATGGACAAACAGATTATTGTGCCAGAGAAGAAGCTGATTACCAATCCCACCCTCGCGGACAGAGCCGTCGCATTCATAAATGCGCTAAAGCATACCAAAGGCGAATGGCATGGAGAAGACTTTTCACTGCTGCCGTGGCAGGAGACAATCATCCGCGATGTGTTTGGTACAGTGAAGGAAAACGGATATAGACAATATAACACGGCATACATAGAGATTCCCAAAAAGCAAGGTAAGTCAGAACTCGCAGCAGCAGTTGCGCTCTACCTCCTCGCCGGCGATGGCGAATGGGGTGCTGAGGTTTATGGTTGTGCAGCTGACAAAGACCAGGCATCGATTGTTTTTGATGTTGCATGCGATATGGTTGAACAATGTCAGTATCTTAAGAAAAAGATAAAGATAGTGCGTTCAAAGAAGCGTTTGGTATACACACCTCTCAATAGCTTCTACCAGGTACTGTCAGCAGAAAGTTACACCAAGCATGGACTCAACGTACACGGCGTTGTGTTTGATGAATTGCATGCACAGCCGAACAGAGATTTATATGATGTCATGACACACGGTTCTGGTGACGCACGTAAGCAGCCGTTGTTCTTTTTGATTACCACAGCAGGCAACGACAGAAACAGTATATGCTGGGAGGTACATCAAAAGGCGAAGGATGTTTTAGAAGGACGAAAAAACGACCCGACATTCTATCCAGTCATATATGGAATCGATGATAATGACGACTGGTCGGATGAGAAAAACTGGTATAAGGCAAACCCGTCGCTTGACGTAACCGTTGACGTGGAGAAACTACGCGCGGCGTACAACAATGCCAAGGATAATCCGGCAGAAGAAAACCTGTTCCGACAACTACGACTTAATCAGTGGGTAAAGCAGTCGGTACGCTGGATGCCGATGGATGCATGGGATAAATGTGATGATACAGTTGACCCAGACAAACTTATCGGTCGAGAGTGCTATGCAGGACTTGACCTTTCGAGCAGCACTGATATAACAGCATTCGTGCTGGTGTTCCCGCCTCGGACGGAGGATGAAAAATATATCATACTCCCATACTTCTGGGTGCCGGAGGAAACGCTTGCACTTCGCGTGCGACGCGACCACGTGCCGTATGATGTTTGGAAAGCTCAAGGCAGTGTAATGACAACCGAAGGAAACGTAATACATTACGGATTTATCGAGGAGTTCATAGAAGACCTCGGTACGAAATACAACATCCGCGAGATAGCATATGACCGTTGGGGTGCGGTGCAAATGAGCCAGAACCTTGAAGGCGCAGGATTCACAATAGTACCATTCGGTCAGGGATTCAAAGATATGTCACCTCCAACAAAGGAATTCATGAAGCTGGTGCTGGAACGTAAAATAGCGCATGGTGGAAATAAGCCGCTTCGTTGGATGGTGGATAACATATATGTAAAAACAGACTCAGCAGGAAATATAAAACCGGATAAAGAAAAATCCACAGAACGTATCGACGGAGCAGTCGCCACTATAATGGCGCTGGACAGAGCGATACGAAATCAAGGCAATGGTGCTTCGGTATATGATGATCGAGGCATTTTGTTTATATAAGAGGAGGAAAAACACATGGGTATTTTTTCAGGACTTTTCAAATCGCGTGATAAGCCCACGAACAGCACCGTCGGTCAAGGATACGCATTCCGCTTCGGTGGCTCGACATCAGGCAAATATGTGACGGAGCGTTCATCAATGCAGATGACAGCCGTGTACGCTTGCGTGAGAATTTTGTCAGAAGCCATTGCGGGACTCCCGCTCCACGTATACAGATACAATGACAAAGGCGGCAAAGAAAAAGCGATTGACCATCCGTTATATTTGCTACTTCACGATGAGCCGAATCCAGAGATGAGCTCGTTTGTGTTCAGAGAAACACTCATGACACATCTTCTTCTCTGGGGAAATGCATACGCGCAAATCGTCCGCAACGGCAAAGGCGAAGTCATCGGACTGTATCCTCTCATGCCAAACAAGATGTCCGTTGACAGAGGCACAGACGGTAAGCTGTGGTATACCTACAACAAATCAATGGATGAAACGTCAACCATAAAAGGCAGCATCGTAAAGATGTCGCCGGCAGACGTTTTGCATATACCAGGTCTTGGCTTTGACGGACTGGTCGGATACTCACCGATAGCGATGGCAAAGAACGCAATCGGTATGGCAATCGCATGTGAAGAATACGGCGCGAAATTCTTTGCAAACGGCGCAGCGCCCGGCGGTGTGCTTGAACACCCAGGAACCATAAAGGACCCGCAGCGTGTGCGTGATAGCTGGAGCGCAACCTTCGGCGGAAGCGCAAACGCAAATAAAATTGCAGTGCTCGAAGAAGGTATGAAATATACACCTATTTCCATATCGCCCGAGCAGGCGCAATTCTTAGAAACACGCAAATTCCAAATCAATGAAATCGCTCGAATTTTCAGAGTGCCGCCGCACATGGTTGGCGACCTGGAAAAGTCGAGCTTTTCTAATATAGAGCAGCAGTCGCTTGAATTTGTAAAATACACACTCGACCCGTGGGTAATTCGCTGGGAGCAGTCGCTCATGCGAATACTCTTGTCAACGGATGAGAAAAAGGACTATTTTATAAAATTCAATCTTGAAGGATTGCTGCGTGGTGATTATCAGAGCCGTATGAACGGATACTCCATCGCCAGACAAAACGGTTGGATGAGTGCAAACGACATCCGCGAGCTTGAAAACCTCGACAGGATACCTGCCGAGCAAGGTGGCGATTTGTATTTAATCAACGGCAGCATGTTACCGATGCAAAACGCAGGAGCGTTTGCAAATAAAGAAACTGATGAAAAGGAGGAAACCGAAGATGAAGAAGTTTTGGAACTGGACGAACAACGAGGAGAGCCAGATGAGAATACTCCATCTGAACGGAACCATCGCAGAAGAAAGCTGGTTTGACGATGACGTAACCCCGAAGCTCTTTGAAGATGAACTCAAAGCAGGCAGCGGTGATGTTACCGTATGGATCAACTCACCTGGCGGTGATTGCGTTGCAGCAGCCCAGATTTACAATATGCTGAAGGACTACAAAGGCAACGTTACCGTAAAGATTGACGGTATCGCAGCATCGGCCGCGTCAGTAATTGCGATGGCAGGTGCAAAGGTGCTCATGTCGCCGGTGTCAATGCTCATGATTCATAACCCGATGACAGTAGCCATGGGAAATGTTGATGAGATGCAAAAGGCAATTGAAATGCTGGAAAGCGTTAAGGATTCCATTGTCAACGCATACCAGATTAAGACCGGCATGTCGAGAGCAAAGATTTCTCACCTCATGGACGCGGAGACATGGATGGACGCAAACAAAGCGGTGGAGCTTGGTTTTGCTGATGACATTCTCTTTCGTGATGCGGATACAAAAAATCCGCTTGAAGAAGACCCCGACGATGATGAGGAAGAAAAGAAACCTGCTGAAGAAGGCACAGAACCTTCCGAGGAGGACGACGAGGAAGAAAAGAAAGAAAACCCGTTCAAGAAGGACACCAAGAATTCTATGCTTTTCTCCCGCAGAGACGCAAATGCAGATTTCATCAATAAACTGAAGGAGCACTGCAGCGTAACAGACAGTACACAAACCCCGAAAAGAGGACGTTCCGTTGATGAGCTCAAAGGACGCCTTGATTTAATCAAAAAACATATTTAATGGAGGTAACCAATTATGACTATTAACGAACTTCGTGCAAAAAGAAATCAGGCATGGGAAGCAGCAAAGGCTTTCCTTGACAGTCGCTCAGGCGACAAGGGTATTCTCTCTGCAGAGGACGATGCAACCTATTGCAGAATGGAAAAGGAAATCGAAGACTACGGCAGAGAAATCCAGAGACTTGAAAGACAGCAGCAGATTGAAGCTGAACTTTCAAAGGCAACATCAAAACCTATCGTGAACGCACCTGCAGGTGTGGTACCCGAAAAGACAGGCCGCACATCCGATGCATACAAGCAGGACTTCGGTTTGCTGCTTCGTGGTAAGCCGATGCTTCACAATGTGCTTTCGACTGACGCAGACGCAAACGGCGGATACCTTGTACCGACCGAGTTTGAGAAATCAA